CGGAACTACAATGTTAGACCAAGGAGTTTTTCAAAATATTGGAGCGGTCACTTGGGACACTACAGCTAAAACTGCAGGGTTTACTGCTGTAAGTGGTAATGGTTATTTTGTAAATACAACTTCAGGCGCTATAACAGTAACACTTCCAGCAGGTTCAGCTGGAGATGTAGTTGCCTTAGCTGATTATGCAGCAACTTGGCAAACAAATAATGTAACAGTAGCTCCAAATGGGTCAGATAAAATTGGTGGAGCAAATGTTAATGCAACTTTAGATATAGAAGGTCAATCGGTTACATTTGTATATGTAGATTCAACACAAGGTTGGGTAAATGTAATAGACTCAACATCTAATGTTAGAGGTCAATCTTTTATAACAGCAACAGGTGGAACTATAACAACATCTGGAGATTATAAAATTCATACTTTTACATCACCTGGAACTTTTACAGTTACCTGTGCAGGTAGTCCTACTGGTTCAGATTCAGTTGATTATTTAGTAGTAGCTGGCGGTGGAGGTGGTGGTGAATCTACTGGTCCAAATCAAAGAGGAGCTGGTGGAGGTGGTGCAGGCGGTTATAGAGAATCAAGTGGTGCTGCTTCAGGTTGTTATACAGCTAGTCCATTAGGTGCTGGTGTTAGTGCTTTACCAGTAACAGTAACAGGTTATCCAATTACAGTTGGCGGTGGAGGTGCTGGAGGTAGTGGTACTAATAAAGGTTCAAATGGATCTAATTCAATATTTTCAAGTATAACATCAACAGGTGGAGGAGGAGGTACTTTAGGGGGATATCCAAATCCTGCCCCTCTATATGTGGCACAACCTGGTGGTTCAGGTGGTGGATTAGGTAGTACTTCAGGTTCTCCACGAACAGCAGCAACAGGAAACACTCCGCCAGTAAGTCCTCCTCAAGGTAATCCAGGTGGTGGACCAAGACCTTGTAACGACTATTTAGGTGGAACTGGAGGAGGTGGTGCAACTACAGCGGGTTCTCCTTTACAAGGTACTCCAGCCGATCCAAATTATAATGGTGGTGCAGGCGGTGCAGGTGCTACAACAAATATTACAGCATCCCCTGCAACTTATGCAGCAGGTGCACAAGGCGGTGACTGGAACACCACTGGTCCAGGTACAACAGGCGGAGCTAATACAGGCACAGCAGGAGCAGGCGGCGGTGCTAATGTTGGAGGTGGTGCAACTGGATCTAATGGAAATGCAGGAGGATCTGGAATAGTAGTAATAAGATATAAATTCCAATAGTTATGTATTTATTAAAATTTAAAATTAATATATAAGGAAAAACATTATGGCACATTTTGCAAAACTAGGAACAAACGGAAAAGTTCTTCAAGTATTAACACTTGATAATAAAGATATGCTTAATGCTGACGGAGTTGAAGACGAAACAGTAGGTCAACAATATTTAGAACAACATAATAATTGGCCTGCACAAATGTGGATTCAAACTTCATACAATACAGCAGGTGGACAACATAGAAACGGTGGAACTCCATTTAGAGGAAATTATGCAGCTATTGGTTATACTTGGGATGAAGATGATCAAATCTTCTGGCCTAAAAAACCTCATGCTTCATGGGTAAAAAATATTTCAGAAGCAAGATGGCAATCTCCAATCGGTGATGCACCTGCTTTGACTCAAGAACAACAAAATCAAAATACAGCTAGAACTCACATATGGGGTTACAGTTGGAATGAAGAAACTCAAGCCTGGGATTTGACAAATAGTCTAGCATAATATATATCTGGTGGTGGTATGCAAAAGAAAGTTTTAACAGAACAAGCTTTATATTTCGGTGATATTTCAATGCCTAAAGGTTTTGAAATAGATCGAGACAAATTATCAGGAGATATTTTACAATCAACATTTACGGATTCAGAGTTTCCATTTTCAAGAACTTGGGATATGTTGAATACTTACATAAGAGATCATGTAAATGTTGAATATGGTTTTTGTTTAGTAAATAAAAAAACTTGGGGTGATATGTACAAACCCAATCAACAGACAGAACCATTACTCAATATTGATCCAGTCGATTTACGAAACTCACCTGATTACACTTTACTATATGGTGTAAAAACTAATAACTGTTTTGTGAGAATCTTCTATGATGATAATAGAAGAAAAGGAAGAAGTTGGGATATAGAATTAAAAGATAATATGTTTATTATGTTTCCATCAACCAATATGTATTACATAAACAACAGACAGAAAGATAATTTGAATTTTGTTCAAACAATAACCTATGAATATATTTAATTGTGAGAATTTTAGCATTTAATATTACCCACGATAGTTCTGTATGTTCAATAAATAATGGTCACATAGAATTTTTTTGCAAAGAAGAAAGATTAAGTAGAATTAAAAGAGATAAACATCCTTTTAAATCTTTAGAATTATATAAATCTAAAAACTTTGGAAAGATAGATTATATTTTATATTGCACTCCTTCTAACTATGGCGGAGAATCAGAATTTTATTATAGGGAATACATTAAAAAAATTTTTAATGTTGAAATGCAAAATTTTTCTTCATTAACTCATCACTTATGTCATGCTTCATCTGCTTTTTATAATAGTGGTTTTAAAAAAGCTTTAACTTTTGTAATAGATAGAAATGGTTCAATTTTATTCGATAATAAAATTGATGTCTGTAGAGAATCAGAAAGCGTTTTTTTATGTAGTTATCCAGATAATTTTACACCTTTATATAAATCATTTTGGACTAATGACAATATAGGAATTAATAAAGATAATTTAAAAAAACTTATAAAAAGTAATTTTCCATTATCAGATATACATGTTGATAATGAATATTCTATAACTAAAGTATATGAAGCAGCTACTACATTAATAGGTCAACCCATTTTAGAAAATGGAAAAACTATGGGTCTTGCTTCGTATGGTGTAAATAAAAAATACCACTCTTTGTTTTTAAATGGGAGTCCTATTACAAATTATTTTACAAATATAATTAATGAAGATGGTGATAATGTAGTTATTTTTAAAGACCAACAAGATAAAATTACTAAGGACATAACAGAAAATAATTATAAATTTTATGCAGATAAAGCAAAACAAGTACAATTAGAAACTCAAAAAGAATCTTTACGTTTAATAAAAAAATATATTAGTAAAACTAAAATAAAAAATGTTTGCATTGTTGGAGGTTACGGTTTAAATGTAGTTGCGAACAATTATTATATTGAAAATTTACCTAATGTTAATTTTTACTTTGAACCTGTGGCTGATGATACAGGTATTGCCATAGGTGCTGCTTATTTTAAATATAGAAATTTAACAAAAGATAATAAAGTTATTACACCTAAAAATAACTTTTATCATTACTATGAAGATAATAAAATTAACAAAGGAACTAAAGCTACAGTAAAAGATGTTTGTAAATTATTAATTGATCAAAAAAGTTTAGCTATTTTTGAAGGTGCTGCTGAAGCTGGACCAAGAGCTTTAGGTCATCGATCTATTTTATTTGATTCTAGAAATAAAAATTGCAAAAACATAGTTAATAAAATTAAAAATCGTGAGTGGTATAGACCTTTTGCTGGAGTAATACTTAAAGAAGAATTTAAAAAATATTTTAATACTTTAGGTTTAGAGGAATCTAATAATATGACTATTAATTTTAAATGTAAAAAAAACATTGAAAAATTATTTCCAGGGGTTATCCATGTAGATAATAGCTGTAGGGTTCAAACAGTATCTTCAGGTTTTTTATATGATTTATTAAAAGAATTTAATAAATTAACTAAATGTCCTATTTTATTAAATACTAGCTTAAATTTAGCAGGGGAACCTCTTGTTAATACAAAAGAAGAAACAATATTACTATTTAATAAAAGTAAATTAGATGCTATTTATTTTGTAGACGAAAAAAAACTTATACAGAAAGAAAAAAATGAATATATCTAATTATTACTGGTATTTTACATCAGCAATACCACCTAAAATTTGTGATGATATTATTAAATATGGTTTATCAAAAGCAGAAACAATGGCAAGAACTGGTGGTTATGGAGATAAAAAACTTACTAAACAAGAAATAAAAGATATGAAACGTAAACGAAACTCTGATTTAGTATGGCTCAATGATCCATGGATTTATAAAGAATTACACCCATATATACATGAAGCAAATAAAGCTGCAGGTTGGAATTTTGAATGGGACAGATCAGAATCATGTCAGTTTACAAAATATAAATTAAACCAATATTATGATTGGCATTGTGATTCTTGGGATAAAGTTTATGATAGAAAAGATTCTAATCATCCTGAACATGGTAAAATTAGAAAGCTTTCGATGACTTGTCAATTAACAGATGGTTCTGAATATGAAGGGGGTGAATTAGAGTTTGATTTTAGAAACTATGATCCCCATATGAGAGAAGAAGCTAAACATTTGAAACAAGCAAAAGAAATTTTGCCAAAAGGATCTATTATTGTATTTCCTTCATTTGTATGGCATAGAGTTAAACCAGTAACGAAAGGAGTAAGATATTCATTGGTCATGTGGAACCTTGGATATCCA